TTAAGTTCTGCGCTGGCCACGGTTTCGACGGTATCGGCTCGGGCTTTGGCTGCCTTGGCAGTCTCATTCTCGGCTGCGGCTTGCAGGTACATGGCATTCGGGTCTTGTGGCTGGCCCTGCATTTCGGCCATGAGTTCTTCGGCCTCCATGTCGGTTGGCTTGACTACGCCCATGCGCAGTAGCTTTTTGCGGAAATAGGCATTGGCATCTCCAACACCCTCGCCCTCCATATTCATCATGGCCATTGCAGTCAGCACTTGGGCTGTCTCTGGGTCTTGAGTGATCTGGAGCATGCCTGTCAGAGCGCGAACGGTTGCCTGACGTTTGGTGCTGCTCGATGGTCCAACATCTGCAATCACATCGAAAGTAGCAGATGTGAGGTCGTTCTCAAGAACAACTGCACCAGTTTCCTGATCAATTGAAGGTTTCATAAGTTCGACCATTCCAGCCTCACCAGTTGGCGCAATCGTCTTCATTTTGCGTTTGTCTTCGGTGTAGATGTCTTTGGCCATCGAGAGCCAAATTTCACCGCATCGTTTCATTCCTTTGGCAAAGTTGCTCATGTAAATAAATGCTTGGCCATCAACTCGGGCTTGAATCATTTCGACAGCTTTGCCAGAAATGTTGCTAACCATCTTGTCAGCACCAGCTGGATTACCCAAAATGTCTTGCATGTCAGTTTCTGTGATCTGCAAGAGTGCGGCCATTGCTGGTGGTATGGCTGCCGATCGAGTGTAGGCCACCGGACCACTTACTGCTTGGTTGCCGTTTTGGTCTGTGATCGGGTTAATCAGCAAATATGGATAATCTTTGAGATTGTCCTCAGCCCACATGACTTGGTGGCCAGCTACCTGTTCAGGCGTGAGGATTGGCTTTTCTACTGATGACAAGGCGCTGATTTCACCAAGTTTCGAAAGCTGCATATTTTTGAGGCGCTGGGCATCCTTGGCTAAACGCACATGACCCATGCATCGTTCAACATTGTCAACAAACCAGCGTTTGCCATAAACAACCACAATCGGGATGCACTTGCCTGCAATGTAGCCTGCATCTTCCAGAACTTTGCCGCCAGACATGATGTATTTGTGCACACGCTTGGTTTTAATTCTGCGCTGTCGAACCTCAACTGTTCCGATGGCCTCAAGAGTTTCCTCAAGCATTTCATCATTGTCAAAGTCTGCTTTTGTGTAGCGTTCTTCTTCGCCTGTGATGGTTTGGAAAATTCGGATTGTTTCGGTTTTTTCCTCGACTTTGTAATACTCAGCAACATAGACCACATCGGGTGTGCACCAGTCAAATTCGTACTGGTGAATGATCTTTGGCCAATCAGTTGGGTCATCGCCCCATGTGTCTTTGTAGGCTTGGCGCGTCATCGATGTGACGACAAAACAGAATTTAGCGTCTGCTTTATCTTGACGCTTTGCCTGTAAGTCAAAGAATACAGAACTGTCAGCATCAAAGATTGGTTCTATGCGGATGCGTTGACGGTCGTCGTCTGGATCTTCCTCATCTTCATAGACTGTGCGTAAACGCCATGCACCAATTCCACCACCGACAGCTTCCTCAAAGGCATTGTCGTAGGCTTCATCGGCCACAGATGCTTGCTCGTCTGCTCGGTATAGACCATCGCAGACCTCTGCTAGTTTGTCGTTCTCAGCGCCATCTTTAGAGACAAAGTCGACCGTAATGCGGTTGTTTCGATATTCATTGACCACTCGGATCACGGCCAGCATGATCTTGTTGACCTCGAACTTGGGTTTGTTTTCGTACTGATCCCAGAGTGGGCCTTCCCACTGACTGCCTGCTAAAGAGTAGAAGCGTCTGTCTTGAAGGCACTGTAGTCGTTCATCGCGAAGTGCGCTTTGGACATCATCAAACTGTGCTAATGCTTCATCGTGTAGGTTAGCAAGGCGTTGATCGTTCGAGATTCGGGCCATAATTAAATCCTCATTTTGTGCGATTTTCTCACCATTTGTGCATAGTTGGCAATGGAGTGAATGTCACTGGTTTTGTTACTGATGCACGTCTGACAGCTTCACAGGCGTAGCGCAATGCATCGATTACATGGTTTTTCTTATCATCGAGCATAGGCAAGATTTTGCCAGTTAATGGGTCTTGCTTATAACTGTACAGCGTTAGTTCGTCAATTGTGTGTGTGCATCTTGGGTGAACCACAATATCGTAGTTCTTCAAAAACTCGATGCCTTCCTCAACTGATTTTGGTCCTTTGACCGCATTCATAATCTTAGGAAATCCATTCTTTTTCATGTGACTGATTGTCTCTGGCCTTGCTGAGTCAGCCACGATTGGCCATTTTTCAGACTCTGGTACTTGCATAAACAACTCAGGCGTGTTGACGATCTCGCATCCGACCATGTAGGCCTCGTAGTCAATGTATAGAGTGCGGCCAATAATGTGGCATCGCACCAACACTGTTGGATCAACTGAGAAACCCCAGTCAGCACCTAGACGGTGAATTGCATCTGGTGGTGCTTCGAAATCATCGATTTTCCAGTTTTTAAATACCCTTGCATTGCTGTTTCTTAAGTATTGCCCCATCCAAACATGCTGATATTTGTCAGGGTCTCTGCGTTTGTCGTACTCCATCTCGTCTTTTAAGACTTGCGGAAACCAAGGGTTATCACCAAAATTTACTTTAATTACTACAGCATCGCTTGGCGGTTCTGGCCCACGTAGTAGAAAATCCACAGGGTCGTTCTGTTGGCGCGGATTCCATGTGAACCACAGTTCGGAGTCTGGTTTGCGGATGGTTGGCCGTAATAGGTCGAGGCTGGTTTGACTTAGGCTTTGAGCCTCCTCTACCCAAGCGCAGTCGTAACCCTCAAGCGATTTGATCGAGTCGGCAGTGTGATTCTGCATCCCCTGAAAAATAATTGCACCATCGCCCTTTTTGGATTTGATGACAGCATCTTGAACTTCAAAATAAGCGCCAGCGTTCATTTGTTCGATCTTTGTCTCCAGTAATCGCTTTACCGATTGATTCAAAGATTTTTGTATTTCACGCACACAAACGCTTCTGCGTTTCTGATCCATGATGTGCATTTCGATCATAAGTTCGGCAAACATATGAGATTTGCCAGAACCACGGCCACCCCATGCACCTTTGTATCGCTTGCCTTCTAGCAATGGCAACGCCCATTCTGGGGTCTGAATTTGTAGGGTTTTACCCATTTTTTACAACAACACGCTCAATTTTGGAAAATTCTAAAGGCGCACCGTCTGCTCCAGTCAGCTCGTGTTTTTGCACCTCCGACCAGCGCATTTGCGTCTTGCTCCACCAGATGGCTGCTGTTGTATCTCCTGCCATAACTTTCTGAAATAAAGTTTTTCCAACCTGTGCATTGGCCTTGGCTTTGCCTGATTGCAGTTCTGTGGAAAAGTACTTACGCAGGGTATCAGCGTCAATTCCATCACGAATTAGGACTGCGATTTGTTCTAAGGGTAAACCATAGCCAGAGATGATTTCGACCTGTTTGCGCTCATCATCTGTAGGTTCAAAAGGTTTACGACCAGCACCTGGTCTAGCACCGCCATTAGGTCCAACCTTTTTTAATACCGATTTTTCAGTTTTGGCCATAGTTACATCTCCTGAATCGTGCTGGTGAATCGCGATAAAAGCCTTGGTTTACGGTGTTGCTCATTAAGAATTTTGGGTACTGCGTTGTTCCAACTAATCCTATGGTGAATTCGTTTATGCGTTCTACCCATCAAATCAATGCTACAACAATCCGGTGCAGCCATCACGCTATAGAATGATTTCACATAAGTGCCGAATGATTTGTAGGCCTCTGTATTTCCTCCAGAGTTTGATTGTGTTGCAAGCTGAACCAAATTTATAGCCGTAATTTGGCAAAACAGCTTACCGACTCTGCCTTGCGTTAAATAGGTATTGACGTCATCATTCATTCGCCCGACAAAGATGATGTCATCCGATGGGTCTTTGTTGACTTTAAAGACAAAGCTGTTCATTGCTTTTCTTTTGTAAGTGTTATTTTCAAACGATGTAGCTCCACCAATGAAATCGCCACCTTGAGCAAATGCTATTGTGTGTGCCTTTGTCTCATCTAAACATTTGATCATTGAATCAAATATCGTATCTAGGTTTCTTACTACTTTAGCTTTAAGTGCGAAATTTTCGACATACCTGTATTGAAACGATGTGTAATCGTCTTCGTACTCAAAAAAGTAATCTAACTTCAGATTTCGTGCTATGTCATAACAAGCGTTTCGAGCATAGACAATGACTTTGTTGCCAGCAAAGTTGTCCATGATGTCGAACTTGTCTTGATATTCGCTTTTACTGAAAACAATGACTTGATCACCATATTTTTCTTTGTATTGATCAATGGTCTTATCTTCGTCGTCAACAATGATAAAAATTTTGCCTGTATAACCATGCCGCCTGAGTTGGCCATAGGTTATTACGTTGTCAGGCCTGCCATGAGACAGGATGAAAACAGCATAGTTGTTACTTACTGTCATTTTTGATCTTGCTGCTGCTGAAGCTATGTTTTCTTTTTAGATACACAATTTCTTTTTCCAAATTTTCAACTGTATCTTTTAGCTCCCAATCATCGCTTTTATGATCTTCGCCTAGAAAATACACATCGTAATCAAGAGATACGAAAACGTCTTTGTCCTTAACGGAGTTTTCATAAGGGATGACTTCATCTACCCATTTGACGGCACGTAGCTGCATGTAGCGCTCATAGATTGATTGCTGGGTAGTTTTGTAATTCGGATTGCAGTGGAGGCCGACAATTAAAAAGTCGCAATGCTTTTTTGCTTCTTCTAAAGCTAAGACATGGCCAGAGTGCAGGATATCTGCAACCATTGGGAAAAAACCTATCTTCATTTTTGATGCTCCTAGTTTGATTGAATCAACTTTGTACGCTTTGCAGTTTTTTATATGCAAGTCGTAATACGCTTTGTGCAAAGGTTTTTTGGGGAAATTAAAAGCAAAGAACAACATTTTGATAGTTCCGCTATGAGCGACAATCAGTATTCTTTTACCTCTATATCTTTTTTCAACATCATTAATAAATGATTTGACTCTATAAAAAAAGTCCATTTTGCTTTCGATGTTGAACTTGCGTAAAAAATTCAAATTCTCATCCTTAAGCAATTTTTCACTATTTAGATGCTTACCTTCTAACAATCCTTTGCTTAATTCTTTCAATCTTTCATCATAAAAAATTCTTGTGTTTTTATGATTAATTAAAATACTAAATGCTGTTGATTTTGCTCTTTGTAATGGAGAGCAAAAACAAATGTCAAAATGATTCGTTTTTAGTTCTTCTGATATTTTTTTTGCTTGCTTGATACCAGTGAAATTTAACGGAATGTCATATTGGCCATGCATAATCCCATTTTTATTCCAATAGGTTTGACCATGCCTAACGAAAATGTAGTCGTTATTCATTTTCCTCGACTTCAACGTGTTCAAACATGGTATTGATTTCTTCTGTTAATCGAACAAAACCATTTTCTATTGCTTTATTGAAATCAATAATCACTAAAGCACTATTCTCCATAAGTTCCTGACATTCTCTCGAAGAATGAGCATAAAAATTAGCAATTTTCGAATAGTCAAAAACAACATGACGAGAAGCAGCTGTCATTAAAAATTGTTTTTCTTTATCATTTAGCTTGCTTTCCCGAATTGCAAGTATTAATTCCATTGCTTTAGAATCATCATAGAGTTCTTCTACAGATGGTTTCTTACCTTGTGGCTCATAAATCGGGGTTTTGATTTTTGATGTGTAAGGATTATTTGGATCTATTAGCTGTACTTCATCAGCAAATATTTCATCTAATTCATTTTTATCAAATCCAGTTAATTTCAAATCGAAACCAAGGTCTTGCAGTTCTGAAAGTTCAAGCGCCAGCATTTGCTCATCCCAACCTGCATTTAAGGCTAGTTTGTTGTCAGCAATGATGTAAGCGCGTTTCTTGGCATCGCTCCATCCTGTGGCCACCATTACAGGTACTTCTTTTATATTGAGCTTTTGAGCTGCTAGTGTGCGACCGTGTCCGGCAATAATGCCGCCTTGTTCATCAACCAATACAGGTGTTGTCCAGCCCCATTCCTTGATACTTGCAGCAATCTGTGCCACTTGCTCATCAGAGTGCGTGCGTGAGTTGCGTGCGTAAGGAATGAGCTTATCAATAGACCATTTTTCGACTTTATCTGCTGGATTCATGATGTCCTTAAAAAAAGGGGCCGAAGCCCCAAAACTGGCAACTGCATTTGTCAGTGTGTTTATTTTGCTATATAGGTATAGGTATGTCAACAGGCCATTGGCCACTGTCTACCAATAACTGAACTGTTTTGTAATGCGCTACTTGCCACGCTTGCTGCCTTTCCTCTTTTGACCATTTCGCTCCTTGGTCAATGTCGTAATGGCAAGTCATACAAAGTGCGGCAGTAAGATTATCGTCAGCTTTGATGCCTCGGCCTTTACCGCCACCCCAATTTGTATGTGCTGCCTGGACAAAATGACCTGACCCACAAAGTTGACAATCGAGACTTGCTACGAGTTTTAGAAGTTTTTTGCTTCTGACATACGGGTGTTTCGGAATCATTGATGCGACCTGTCTTGCATTCGATTGGTTGCTTCCCTTGTACGCCATATTTCTATGTCCAGCCTTGCGGCTTCCAGTTCCCACTTTAAGGTCTCTTCTTGTTCGATTGCTAGTGCCAGACCTTTGATTAACTGGTGATAAGCAGGGTCTGCATATGCTTCACGTTCCTGTGCATTGGCTGCTTCCACGCCAAGTTTGAGTGCGTCTTTCATGAGAAGTGCTTTTTTGGACTTGCGAAATTCTTCAAGATATACCCTTTGTGCTTTGGCCTCTCCGTAGGCTGGTGCTTTGTCCCTAATAGTTTGAGCTGCTTCTTCTGGTTTCATTTAATCATTCCAATCATTCGTAAGGCAGCATCAGGACAATCTACACGGCACAAAGTACCACCGCACCAATTCTCGAAAAAATCTGTTTGCAACTTTGTCAAACGCTTTTTAGGGCCATCTTTTATTTCAACTAGGAATGTATGACCTTTAAAACCTACTAACAGATCAATTGGTAGGCCAATAATCCAAACATAAGCGCCAGCGGCTCTTAAAGCTGAGACTATTTGTTCTTGGTTAGCATCCACCCTAGCTGCGTATCTCATTTTGATTCCTCATGTTGGTAATCAAGGTATCTAGACCATCCTGCCCACGACGTTTTTTGATGTCCATCTTTAGGTTCTCCCACCAAACTTGGGTTTGTTGATTGCCTAATTCTTGTCGTTTCTTGCGATAACGTTTTATCCATTCTGTCGCTTCCTTTTGGCGCAAGGTCTCCAGCATCTCGCAACGCTCGATTGATGTCAGCAAGGCTAAATTCTTGGCCTTCCCGCCTTCTGTCCAATAGGGATTTGTGGTCATACATCAAAACACCTCATCATCTTGCCAGTGCTTTATTGGTGGCTGCGTGAATGCAGCAGTCGAAATATCACGTTTTTTTGCTTGTGTTTTTTCTGGCCATTGATGTTGTGAGCACATCGGTCGTTGGCCTTCCATATGAACTGCCCAACGTCTTCCACAGCCATGAACGCTACATAAACTGTGATTTGTTTCGTCAATCTGGTGGTTTTGCTGTTTGAAATTAGTTAGCGCCATGATATTTACCTTCTACGATTTTTGCGAAATTGCTTGGTTTCAGAATCCACTCAAGATCGGCAGTGAATGCTCGACCATCTTTGCTGTTGACTTTGCCAGTTAAGAACTTTGAATGTCCAATGTGCTTGAAAAAGTCTTCCCACCAGTTAAGCACATCATCAGTCTGTATGGTTTTTCCTTGCGATAGTTCAATTGCGACCTCTCGCCACCTTTGTCGTAAGTAACCATGTCTGGTTGTATTCCAGACTTCTACCTTCCTCAGTGTTGGCAAGTGTTGATGGTAGAGACTGATAACTGCTTTGTGTTCACAATCAGGTAATTTTTCCTCAGGTTCACCGTCAGGTGGACATATATTGGTATTTAGTTGGTTATTGGTTATTAGTTCTTGGTTTATAGTTGCCTTAGCGATGGGTTCCGAGTCGGTATCCACTGGGATACCCACTGGGTTCTTTTTTCTACCTCCTAACTTACCATTCATCCTATTTTTTTCTGCCATTGCATGATATTGACCAATCACCTCATGACAACGAGCATGAAACCAACCATCCTCATGTTTTTCAAACATATCAGTTAAAACATCATCAATCACTTTGGTATCCAAACGTAAGCGTCTGGCAACCCATTGGCTATCTACTGGGATTTTTTTTTCTGTGTCGTAGTACATATCGAGGAGTCTTCTATAAGCAAGATCTTCCTCATTTGATAGGTGTGCAGTAGCACCTCGATAGTCACCGATATTGAATGTGTAGTAATGCATTAAGTTTTACCTTTTTCAGCACCTTTGTGAAGAAACCTCGGCAGGGGAAGGTGTAACCCTTTTCGATCTGCTCATGACTTCAGACCTAGCCGTGTTTCAAAAATTATATCTTCTCAAACCATTCTGGCTTTATGACCATGAGCTGATACAGACGACCTTTTGGAAGCTGTTTCCATTGAGAAACAGCACCTCGAGTCACACCAAGCAACCTTGCAAGGGCAGCTTGTGAACCAGCTTTTGTAATTGCATCATTTTTTGACATCGGTGCATTTTACTATACAAACTTTGTATCTGTATTAGGGAAAGTACCAATAAAAATATCGCATTAATTATTTACTCTTGTTTAGAAAGATATACAATGCACACATGCCCTAGCAATTTCGCATAAGGGTCTATTTGGAGAAATCATGGCACATTTAATCGAAAACAACACACAAACAGGCAAAGCAGAAATCGCATACGCGAACAAAACTCCCTGGCATGGTCTTGGTCAACAGCTTACCCAAGACGCACCAATTGATGTGTGGCGCAAAGAGGCTGGACTTGATTGGGAGGCACAAGTCTCTCCAGTAATGTTTTGGCCTGAAGGTCTTGCTGCACCACAACAAGTGGAAAACAAAAATGTAATTTTTCGCAATGACAACAAAATCCCACTTGGTGTAGTTTCAGATCGTTACAAAATCCACCAGCCAGCTGATGTTTTGGACTTTTTTAATACGCTTGTGCAATCGGCTGGTTTTACTCTTGAAGTTGCAGGGGCGATAAAAGGCGGCAAGCGCATCTGGGCATTGGCAAATGTCAACAAAGAATCAGTGGTTCTTAATGATGATGCTGTAAAAGGTTATTTGCTTCTTAGTACATCATTTGACGGTTCGGCTGCAACGATCGGTCAATTCACCAGCATCCGAGTTGTGTGCAATAACACACTTTCTGCGGCTGATACGGAGACTTCACCAAGTCGCGTGATGTTGACCCATGGCACAGACTTTGATGCAAGCCTGATGCGTGAACGTCTCGGCATCATTGTTGGTGGCTTCGATGGAATGATGGACAAATACAGATCGCTTGCTCGAATTGGTGTTTCAAGCGGATATGCAAAAGGTTTTGTCAGTGAATTATTCCCTGCAATCTTTGACCCACAAACACAAACCTACAAAGAATCTAGAGGCTTTAAGCGTGTTTTAGAACTGTTTGATGGTGCTGGAATCGGAGCGCAAGAAAGTGGCGTTTACGGTACACGATGGGGTTTGCTGAATGCGGTGACTCAATACATTGACCATGAGCGAGGCCATAACGTAGATACACGCATGAACAATGCTTGGTTTGGCAATGGCAACCGACTGAAGTCAGAAGCAGAATCACTTTTATTGGCTTGATACAGATGGGGCTTCGGCCTCATCGTATTAGGGAAAGTCCTAATAAAAAAAGATAAAAAACTGTTGATTCTTGTTTAGAACGCTATACAATACACACATGCCCCGAACTTCTTGGGGTCTATTTAGGAGAAATCAAAATGCGCAAACAATTCGAAATCACCGAAGTTTACCTTCAGGCTGAATACTTCAATCACCGCTTAAATTGCACAATCCCTGCCGCTTGGATTGCTGTTTTTAACAATGGTCACGAGGTTGCTATTTGCCGTGAATGGGAAGCATCAACTCCAGAAGATGCTCAAGCCTATTACGAAATGCACCACGCTGTATACGCTTAAGGGGTCATCATGATTGAAATCAAACTCCAATACTATTTTGATGATGTTGTTTCTTTTGACGATGGCGAAACAGTTGAAACCGTCAAAGTTGGTTATGACTACTACCCTGAAGAAATCAACTATCCCCACGATCATAACTATGCGGAAATGTTTGATGTGTTTGTGTTTGATGCTAAAGACAATCACATCACTTACGACATTCCTAATGATGAATACAAACGCCTAATGCAAGAAGCTAAAGCTGACTTTTATCAAATCCAGAAAGACCGCAATGAAATCTAAGATCATCACAACTTTAATTGAATGCACCTTGGCCATCATTATTTTTGGCGGCTGGGGTGTTCTTTTGGCATGGAGAGGTTAAGCATGAAAACAACTCATTTTATTCATGACGTAGTTTCCACAACTACAAAAGAAACAGTCTGCGCTCATACAGACGGAACGGAATACTTGGTCAAACATATCTACATCAAAGATGGTTTGAACAACGTATGTGAAATAGTTCTATTCGGCAAAACAACAGAAATTTTAGAAAGTAACAAATGAAAAATATCGCCACTGCATTGGTTAAGGCACAAAAGGCCTTTGGGCCAGCTCTTAAATCATCTACCAATCCGCATTTCAAAAGCAAATATGCAGACCTAAGTGCTTGCGTAGAGGCTGTCATTGAGGGTTTAAACGAAGCTGGCATTGCCATGATTCAAAGAACAAGCGAAGACATGAACGGAGTCACAGTAGAGACTGTATTTATTCACGAATCAGGCGAGATGCTGGAATGTGGCAAATTGCATGTACCAGCAAGCAAACAAGACCCTCAGGGTTACGGTAGTGCTTTGACTTATGCTCGGAGATATAGCCTCATGGCGGCTTGTGGCATCGCTCCAGAGGACGATGACGGAAATGCTGCTACACGCAAGCCAATTCCTACACCTGACATTACTGACCATCTGGCGGCAATTGAGGCTAGTGGCAACAGCGATGAGCTGGCAAAGGCCTATAAAGACGCACTTGCAGCTTGCGAAGGCAATCAGGGACTCCAGGCAAAAGTGATTGCAGCAAAGAAAGCACGAGTCGAGCGTGCTAAACAGGAGAAAACAGCATGAACGAAGAACAAGGAACTGAAAGCTGGTTTGCAAATCGCTTGGGCAAAGTCACCGCAAGCCGATTGGCTGATGTGCTTGCCAAAACAAAAACTGGTTACAGCGCCAGCCGTACCAATTACATGACGCAACTTGTGCTTGAACGTATTACCCAAACCAGAGCTGAGTCATATTCCAATGCTGCAATGCAGTGGGGTACGGAACAAGAACCATTTGCTCGAGCTGCTTATGAGACGCACACAGGTCAAATGGTTGAGGAAGTGGGGTTTATACCTCACCCCGATATTGAGGCGGCTGGAGCGTCTCCTGATGGATTGGTGGGCGATGATGGCATGGTCGAGATCAAATGCCCATCATCAAGCACTGCTTTGGAATGTTGGTTAACTCATGCACAAAATGGCAATCCAGTAGACGCAAAATATTATGCACAGATGCAGTGGCAAATGCGTTGCGCTAACAGGTCTTGGTGCGATTACGTAGTTTTTGACCCACGGATGCCGGCCAAAGCACAACTTTTTGTTTATCGAGTCGAGCGCAATGCCGATTGGCTCAAGATCGCAGATGATGAAGTCATCACATTTTTGGCAGAAGTCGATGCCAAAGTTATTTCCCTTAAATCAATCATTGGAGAATGAAATGTCAAAAGTAAGTAAAGAAATTTCCTGCATCGTTGGTGAATACCGCAACAGCGAGGGTCAGACAAAAAAGCGTTACCAGAGAATCGGCTCAATCATTGAAACAAAAAATGGTCCGATGCTTAAATTGGACAATATTCCACTGCGTGAAGGTGGTTGGGATGGTTGGGCATATCTTAATGACCCAAAACCTCAAGAAAATCGCAAACCACAGTTTGATGACGAATCTGATATTCCATTTTAAGAGGTCAACATGAACGCAGCCAGCATTGAAAGTAGCGAACGCCTGAATCGTGTGCTTGATTTGCTGTCTCAGGGTGGTGAATTTACTACCCTAGACATCATCAAGAACGCTAATGTTTGTGCAGTAAATAGCATTATTTCGGAACTTAGACAGAATGGATTTGAAATTGACTGTCAGCGTCGTGGTGAAAAGTGGTTCTATAGGCTTGAAAAATAAGGCATTGCAAACCATGGAAACTTATACCCCTAACGAGATGGAAAAAGCATTCATGGATTCATACATGCGATGTATTTCTATCGGAAATCGTGATGATGTGCTTTATTTTTTAGCCAACAAAGATAACGCAACTGAGTCTGTAGTCGATCTAACTTACACATGGCCAACCATCGAAGATGCATGGTTAATGTGGCGAGATGCTATGAATTATGTAAAAAAAATATCATGAAAAGCTATCAAGTTACATTCAAATATGAAACCTACGCTCATTACACCGTAGAAGCTACCGACCAAGCTGATGCTGAGAACATAGCCCTTGGATTACTACAACATGACGAAGGCGACTATTTGCACAATGGTGAATGGACAGACACGGAAATTGAAGAATTATGAAACTAGCAGATGCAAGCCTTGAGGACATAAAAGCCTACGCTGACAAGCTGGGCTACAAATTCAGTGATGCAGATGCACAAGATGTAAAAGACACCGCGCCTAGTTGGTGGCCTGCTGAGAATTTATCAGAGGCCGTAGACGACTACATAACAGCATTTGGGGGGTAAAAATGACTTACGAAGTGCAAACGCTGACACATCCCGACACATGGGAAAACACTTGGTCAGACTCATTGAACGACACTCCAGTACAGTTTGATACTTACGAAGCAGCAGAAGCAGAACTTGCAGATTTTCTAAACGAATTAACTTATGCTGTGAAAAACAACTACATGGGTGACTTCAACAAAGCAGATTATCGGATTAAAAAATTATGAAAAATTCAAATTTTCAAACACCACGTAATTTTGCAGACTGTACTTGGGTACAGGGTTATGGCCGCGAGGAGCCACTTTGGGAGCGTGTGGCTGGGTATGTGCTGGCTTTTGCCATTGGTGCTGGTTTGGCCGTACTGTTGGTGACTTGGTGGTCAAGATGACACAAGATGAAATCATTGAGATGGCAGAGGCATCAGGTTTAGCGCTGTACGGCATGGGCCTAGACAGAAAAAAGTTTATTCACTATCTTGAAGCCTTTGCTAAGTTAATAGCACATCGCAAATGGGTAGGTTTAGATGAAATTCAAAAACCTGATATACGCTATCAGACAGAAACATTTTTTGCTGGTGCTGAATGGGCAGAAAGAGTGCTTAAGGAAAATAACACATGATTCACACTGACGAAGATGACGAGTTCGAACGCATTGAACATGAAAATGCCATGAAGTCCGGCCAGCCGTATCACTTTGATATTTTCGTTTCTCCATCACAAAGAAACCAAGTGTTGGAAGAAGTTGCTCAAGAACTTGCGAAACTTCCGTTTGGAGATACGGCAGCATCATTTGCAGTTTTTGTGCGAAATATGAAAAAATGAGAAAAAGAACTAAGCGTAAGATTTGGTCAACTCAGATCAACACGATCACACATGCTCTCACAGGAGCTGCCATAACAGAGCGAGATAAACTAAACAAGCTGCGACTCATGGAGTACTCAGCTTTGGATGCAATGGTTAAGGGTTCCGGAACTATCTCTGATTGGCGCACATTAGTCGATGTGTTAAATCTATCCGAAATGATGGGTAAAAGTGGAGTAGGTCCAGAAGTGTTACCCATATGCGAGATAGCACAGGATAGCCTTCACAAAGCCGCATTACGTTATCAAGAGACAATGCAAATGGGCTTAGATGGTATTGGCATTAAAGCGATTAGAGAATTAATTGAATACGCTGATCTGCAACAGGGCAGTATCGCAAGATCAGAGTTTGAAAAATACATTCAAAAAACAAAACAATATATTCGCTCTAATGGCAATCTAGTGGTAGAGATTGAATAACTGGTTAGTTATGCAAAAGGTCTAGTGCCTGCCTTATCGATGATAAGCGCCTGCTTGCGTGGGCTAGTGTCCTCGCTATTTGAAATGCTGATATGTGTCCAGCGATCAAACTCACGAATTACTTGGTCGTAAGCAATAGTACTGGCAATAATCTTTCGCACTACCTCATCCGGTGTCATGCCTGGCACTCGAAAGTCACAAGCGCAACCTGTCCGATGTTGTGACGAATCTTTTGAGCCAACCGCATCATTGACCAGCTTTGTGCGCAGGCCTGAGCTGATCATGATCGGCTTTCCACCCAGCACCACTTTCACCTGCTCCAGAAAGTCTGCCAGGCGCGTTAGATTGGCCAGCTCGGTGTCATTGGGGCTGTTGTCCCAGCCGTTGCGTTCTGCGGTCTCTGAGGCCGTTAGTTCTTCGAGTGTGAAATGTGGTGTGAGATTCACTTTTTGCTCCTCATGTCTGCGAGTTTCTCAACGGTTCGGCCACCAAAGTAGGCCAAGAAAATGATCTGCCCCCACTGGCCAAGCAGCTGGACGTAGGATTCTTGAGCGTTGTAGCCGAAGGCCGACATTGCAGTGAAGATGAAATAGGCCAAGAAGATGGCTATGAGGGCCATAGGCCGAATGTTTTTGGAGAGCCAAGAGTCTGACCCCATGTCTGCTGTCCATCGATCTGTGGTGTTCTGTTGTTCCACCTCGAACAGCTTGGTGTCGTTGGCCATCTTTGCCAGCTCACCCTCTTGCGCCAGCTTTGCCAACTCCAGTTGCGCTTTAGCCTTGGCCTCTGGGTCAGGAATCAGTTTGTCGATGAGCTTGCCGCCCACATTCAGAAGTGCGTCGAGTGCGATCATTGTTTGCTCCTTGAAAGCATGGTTGCTGCAATTTCCATCATGGTTCTTGCCACTTGAATGTCAGCGGGTTCATTATCCCAGCCAACAGTGATTTGGCCAACAAACCGGCTTGGGTCAGGTGGGATGCTGATTCGGCATGTGTAGGTGACACCCTTGGCGATGTACCACAGGCCCATCTCGGATTGCGCTGATCGGTATTCACCGCAAGGAATCTCGCTTGCCATCAGCCTGACAACATCAGCGTTGTTGGCTGCGTTCTGGGTAAATAGGCCAACATCAAGCCCATCATTGGTTTTGTCCCTGCCCTCTTTGGTGTAAGCGCGATACAGCACTCGGGTTCCAAACATGGGGTTCACTTTGAACACGGCCACAATGGTGGCGTTGGTGGTTTTAAATAAGTGGGCCGCAGCGTCCTCCACTCTGTCCTCAACAATGCTTGGCATCTTCTTGGACTCTTTGTACGCGCCCATCAGCAGCTCTTGGTTTTGCCAAACAAAGTACCCTGCAAATGCAAACACTGCCATGAGTATCAGCGCAAACAGTTTGAATGGGCTATCCACATAGGACAGAACCTTGCTCAATATATCTGCTGGCTTTTCTTCGCTCATAGTCCAATCATCCCAAGTAGTTTATTGACAACCTTGTCGGCCAGCTCGTCTGGCAAAAATTTGAGCAGGCCAAGCACCCACCAAACAATGCACAATCGCACAAAGATTTTGAGGAATTGGTCAAATTGCTTTTGATACTCATTCATCGCCCACAACGCGTTTTAGCGCACAAGTCTTGAATCTCAGCAATTCCCCAACCGACTGCACCAAGAAGCATCACGATCACGACAATGCCAACAGCCCATGCCATTTGCTCGGCTTCATCTTCTTTTCGCTTCTTTTCTTCGGCTTTGGCTTGGCGTGCAAGATGCGCGTCCTCGATGTCCATTTGCTGTTGGCGCTCTTTGATTTTTTGCCACACATCAGCGCGGCCAGTGGCTTGGAACAACATCATCAACTCGGCTTCAAAGCGCTTGGCCTCATCGAGCGCCATCTCGATCTGTAAGGCTGTGCCAAGGTTTGACTTGTTGCCAGAGCGTTTGGCCTCCACCATTGCTTTGGTGGCCACGCTTTTGGCATCAAACATCTTGGCAATAGATGGAGCTAAACCAGCCAGATCATTTGCGACCTTGCTGGCTTTTTTGACTACGCTGATTGCACTTTGTAGTCCTGCTAGGGCTGTAATGGGATCGATCATTTTCGCTCTACCTTTTTCCACTCAAGGCATATTACTTTGCGATTAAAAACATCACCGGTCCATGCCCATCGGACGCATCTATATTCAGTTGATGATGCTTGCGATAGTGTTAAAACAATCGCAAGTACATATTTCAATGCTTCCAATAATTCAGCAGATAACCAACCACGGCAGACACGCCTGAGACCACGGTCATGCCAAACCAAAGGCCTCCACGACCTTTGTTGGCCAGCGCCACCAGTTCTTCGAGCTGGCGCTCTACCTTGTCCATCTTTTTGTCCATGTCCTGAACTTTTTGCCAGAGCACGCCATATTTGACAAGGTCGATCTCGTTTCCTTCTGCTGCCATAACGTCAGTCTCCACGATTAGAGGCCTTGGCCTGGTGTAACGTAGACGGTCGCAGCGCTGCTGGACAAGCCACTGAAGAAAGTGTCAATGTTGAAGCGAAGGATTTCAACAGCACCAGGCACCAGTACGATAGCGTCTGAAGGCGTGCCAGCGACTGGTGCAACGGCAGCGGCCTGGGCCAGTGCAGCGGTTGGGCCAGTGCCTAAGAACACAGTGGTCGTGCCATTATTGATGAAACGGTACTGACCTGCGTTCTGAGGGTTGAACTTCTCGTATACAGGAGCTTGCACGCCAGTGGGTGCAGTTCCAGCTGCTGCAACGGCAATCGTTTTACCAAGGGGGGTAAATGCAATTTGCGAATTGGTGGACATGTCAGACTCCTTGTGCAGCTTTGGCTGCATTGAATGCGTTAATCACTTCAGGTGTATGTACAGCAGATGCAATAGCTTGCACTTTGGCATCTTCAGCGCTTACGTTAGCACCAGGCACGACAACGTGGCGGTGGAATTGGCTGCTGATTTCAACGCCATCTTCTTTGATAGCGGTTTTGGTACGAACCTGAATGCAGCCGTTTTCAACAACTTCAATCAGATCGACAGAGATAACTTTTTCGAGAGCCATGATTTTTCCTTTATCAAATGTTTACTGGAGTAATAGTATATGCATACTGTTGAAATCTATTGCTACCACCACTGGTGTTTGAAAATTCCCAGAATTTTTGACCATTGGTGTCGTTTGGGTTCAGCATTTCATAAATGCGGAAATTTCTTGGCAATGACGCAGTCGCTGGCATAACTGGCGCAGTTATGGTTGTGTTGCTAAACTGAATAGCTGTTGTTGTATTTGAAAACCTATTTGTGTTTTGATAGATTGATTGCGCTTTAGATGTGTTGCCTGTATTGATGTAAACACAGTACCCTACAGTGCTAAATGTGTTGTAGCTAATTTCATTACATTCTGTGGCAGCCGTTAAGGTAATCGCAGAATTTGCTGTTGATGCAAAAATTGTGTTGTCAGTTACTCTGTTGTAAAAAGCACCAGCAATAGCACCAGAGATAGTTATAGCATCGCTAGTACCATCGTAACTTATGTTGTTATTTGCAATCTCTGAAGATGATGCGTAAACAACAATGCTTCCTGTTCCATTTACAACATTATTTAGAAAATAGTTAAACGCGCCAGATAGAATTACTTGAGTTTTGTCAGTATCTGTGTAAATCATGTTGCCGTTAATCATCAACTGCTCTGAATTAAGCGTGTTGATTGTTGCTTGATTGTTTGCGTAGAAACCAGCCGTTGGGCTTGGATTTTGGGCGCAATTTGTAAACACGTTAGATGAAATTACATTAGCTGGTGAGGCACTGCATACAACACCAAACGTCATGCAATCTTGAAATGTGTTGCCTGTAATTGTGTTTAACATAGCGCCAAACAAACTGCGAACGCCTTGAGCATACCCAGCAACAGTGTTGCCTGTTACGGTAATGTTGTTGGCTCTACAGCTAAGATCAATTGCAGCAATTCCTTCAGTATTAGTGTTCAATGCTCTTGAGCCGTCAAACGAGTTGTTGCCGACCATGATGTTGTAACAAAATGCTTGAATGAATACGCCTCCATCAGAAGTTGTTGAGCAGACAAATTTATTGTTGGTGATGTTTGTAGAGTGAATCCCTGCTCTAGCATAAATAGGCAACTGACGAATATCAGTAAACGTGCAATTGTTTACACTGCCAGTTCCCCATGACCAAAAAATACCGCCTGTTTTAGCATTTAACTGAAAGTCACAATTTTCAACATTAAAGTTGTAGACGTAATAGATATTTATTACAGCATCTTCAGTGTTGTTATCAAGAACAGTATCTGCGTTTTGAAAAGTTATATTGTTAAAAGACACATTTTGAATTACGCCAGACACTTTGTACACTGCGCCTGGGTTTCCAGATGCTATTAAAAAAGTTGTCTTAGCTGTGTTGTCCAACACAACTGTATTGCTACCAACTTTTTGCAACACTTTGAACACTTGTTCTTGATAAATGCTGTCAGACGTATCGTTTAATTCCGATGTTGATGCTGCAATGTAAGGCGCTAAAATGCTAGTTACTGACGAATCAGTAGTCATTCGTACAAAGTCGCCAATGTTAATGGCAGCGTAATCTACACTACCCAAAACCAAGTAGTTATCTCCACGCACCAAATTTTGAGCAGCAGTAATTGCTACTTCAGTAGTGGCGGGTGTATTGATTCGAGACTGGTTAGTCCTAACCAATGTTCCACCACTGTCAGAAAAGAAATGTAAATCTGATCGCAATGTAATGTTGCTTGAATATTTATAAGACCCAGAAGGAATGTAAATACTGTTTGCACCGCTTGCAATTGCCGCCAAGATTGCTGCTGTTGAGTCTGCGCCTGATACTGCACCAAAGTCAACAATGTTGGCTGGCGCGTTTTGGATCATCGAATAAGTGACTTTAGTAAGTGCCATAAAATGTTCCTATTACGCAGCAATGTAATTGAACGAAATGTAAAACTGATCACCAGCAGCAATGTCTGCGGCTGTGATAGTAATGTAAACAGATGTTCCGTTGTTGAATCCTTGAACAGCCCTTAACGCACCATCAGCAAAAATGGCTGTACCAAAACGACCAGAATCTTTTGATAAATTGGCAATCGTAAAAGGTACGTTTAGCAAAACCTCTGGTCCTACAGGGCTAGATACACTGCCAACTTCTAAAAATCCACTGATGTAAACAACACGGCCAATTTTTGTATAGTTAATTACGTTGGCTCCAGTAGCAACTGTAATCGTTCCAGATGTGTAAGGAGTCAAAGTTCCTACATAAGCACCTTCCTCATAGTCGGCAAACAACTCGCTTGTGCCAGCGCTTGGTGTAGCAGAAAAGTCGATGCCTTTGCCAGATGTGCCAATGACTAGGTTGCCTGTGCTTAAAGTTACATCACCAGGTAACGTAATTGGCGTTTGAATTTGACTGGCGTTGATGGAATTTGTTACTGTCTTTAGCATTTTGTTCTCCTTAAATCAAGAATTCGATCACCGAAGTGAGTGGTGGTGCTTGGCTGAATGTCACATTACCAGCAGCAAATGTGTACGTGTTTTGATTCTGATATACGCCATTGATGTAAATTGCACTTGGTCCAGATGAGACAGCAAAAATTGTTTGCACGCCATTTCCTGTTGCATTTGAAGCAATAAATCCACGGCCAGATGAATTATTGCTTAGTGATGTATAGACAACACTACCTTTGGAGTCAAGCACTTGAATGCTGTAGTCGCTAGCCACATAAAAACGTGCAGGCGTGCCATTGCGAGATGGATAACCATTAAGAGTGCGGATTGGTTGAGGTGCTGAAATGGTGTTGGCTGCATCCCAATAAACTGCGATCTGATTTGTCTGTGGTGACAGATTGGCCGCACCAATCCAGATATAACCATTCTCCAACGGCTGACCGTCAGCGCCAGCAAATGCTGGGTATGGTGGTTGGACTTCAATCGTGCTCATTTATTGGTTCTCCTGGTCGAATTGTCGCTCAAGGTTGCACTTGTGGCAATGCATTGAGGGCTTCATTGGTTGGCCTTTCGTTTAAGGATCTTTTCCATCTCTTTGATGGCATTTTCCTTGTTTACTCCTCGAAGATTTTGAGCTTTTTCAGCTACCAACTCCATGGCTCGTTGAGCAGCGTTTCCTCTGGCAATGTCAAGTCCTGTTTGCATGGCTTCAGAGACTTGGCCTTTAAGTGATGTTTGAGCAGCAGCTCCGAACATACGGTCTAACTCGTTAACAAAGATAAGTTGGTTCACGATGTCATCGTCTAACTTCATTCCATATTTGCCTGCTACCTGATTGGCTTGGTCAAGAGAATCGATCAAGTTGGCGCGTGTACCGTAATTGCTTGTCAGCTTGCGCATAGCAGTGCCTAGAGCTTTGTTGGCATTTGGCGAGTCAAAGTCAATCTGAGTACCTGCGGCTTTTTGCAAATCATCTAGTGCCGTGATGGTTTCAGAATACTTTTCGTTGGCTGCTTTGTAAACTGGAAACTTTTCTCCAAGCGAATCGTTTAAATTTCTACGTAGATTTTTGACAACTTTCTCAGCTTCAGCAGTCAAAGGGTTGGCTAAGTTCTTTTTTCCGTAGTTGACCTGCGTATCAATGAAACGCTTGGCATCATGAACACCAAGAGCGTCTGGCGCATCTGTTTTACTTAGACGTTTTAAGACAATGTTTAGCAGTCTTTCTGCACCTGTATCGCCTTCAATGCGTGAGCCTTGTAGATTAACTTTTGCAAGCCCATTTTGATCCATTTCGACTTTTACGCCAATGGAACCAAGATCATCTAAAAAGGTGTTGACAGCTGGGTCGTAATCAACGGACTGACCACGAAGTTTGGTTTGTGCAATTCTGTCAATGGCTTTTCCTGCCTGTTGGTTTGAGTTGGCCAGAAAGTCCACGCGAGATTGAACTGTATCGCCAAGGATGTCGGCTGGCCTGTTCATAGCCCTGAATGCTTCGCTCTTTTCGCCCATTTTAAAAATGTTGAGCATTTTGGTCATGGCGTTGCGATCTTTATCGGTCGCTGCTTTGATGCTGGCGACTGTGCCATCTTTCCAGCCTTGTTTGATGGCCGATACTGCTTCGTTATCAGGTACGACCTGCGTGCCTGAAAGCCGAACATTTACTAAATCAACAGAATCAGGCGTCTGCGTAAGTTGACTTTTGATAATTCGCTGATTCTCTGGCGAGATTTTCTCTCCGACTGTGGCTTTGATGCTTTGCACCGACTCGCGGAATGTTGGCTCGACTTGTTCACGGATGCCAGCTCCACTAGGTGCGACTGCCTTGGCCGTTGCCTGAGTTGCTGATTTGACCATCGATGGAATTGATGGAGCAAATGCACCGCCAATGGTTGCGGCAATTTGACCAATAGGTCCAGCACCTGCTTCTTTTGCAACAGCTCCAGAGGCAGCAGCCGTTCCACCAGAAAGTGTTTGTAATACTGGTGTACTTGCTAACAATCTTCCTACTTCACGAGTGACTGCGCTACCTTCATCTGCTAATGATTTTGCTTTTGCTGGAACTCTACCTGCGGCCTGCAACGCCTGTCCAGCAGCAATACCGCCCACTGAACCACTTGCACCAGCTGCTGTTGTCTGGATGATTCGTTCTGCTGCTGTTCTTGGCTCAGCGACACCAACACGGGTCAGGAGATCTTGTAGAGCATCAGTGGGCAATGTGTAGGTTGTGCCAAACATGCTGTTAATCGAGCCTACAATTGGATCTGCAACCATTCCAGCAAGAGTAGCCGCGCCAGCACCTGCAATTGCTCCTGGAACTGCACCAACACCAGCAAATGGTGCTCCCATCATTGCACCAAAGGCTGCACCTGCCGCAGGCAAAGCCACGCCCCTAGTTGCCGCACCAGCAAGACCTGTTGCCGTTGTTGATGGCGCTGGTTGCTGTGAAGCAAGCCATTGCTCTGGTGACATTTCTGCTGCAGTTGGCGCTGTGGCCGTAGATGCAGGGGCAGGAGCTGCTGGAGCTGCTGGAGCTGCCTGTTTAGTCTGTGATGCCAACCATTCTTCTGGACTCATTGAATCACCCCATTGGCTTTAAGATAGTCGCTCCATTGTGCATCAGTAAATGATGCTGGCCTTGGGTAAGTTTTACCTCCAATAGTTGCACTAGTTGGCAATGGTGCTTGTGGCGCTTGTTCAGGTCCAAACACATTTTCAGCATTGAGGCGATAATTTTTGACAACTACTCCAAGAGCTTTCTTGTCTTCTTCTGCTTTCTTTTGAGCTGATTCGTAATATTGCTTGGCCAGATTGACAAATTCTTGTCTTTGATTTGGCTGTAAGAATTGACCGCTTTCAGCTTTCTTTAAACTGTTTTCAAGTCGTGTGTACAAACCAGCTGTATCGCGAGCCGTGGCAAATTCTGTTTCGCGCACCACTGAGCCTGGATCAAGCATTTTCATGAATCCGGTGATTAGTGCAATGTCGCCTGGACCAGTCTTTGCTCCTGCTGAAGACTGGATGTTGTTGAACGTGGTTCCAAGTTCTCCATAGACCTTAGTGCGGCCTTGGTATTCCTTGCGCAGTTTTTCTTCCTGCTCGAATGTCTTGGTTGGGTCCATTCCACCAGTTGCCTTGAGCGCTTCCAACTCAAGTGCAGCTCTTTGAGTTTCAACACCAAGTTTTTTGGTTTGTGCCAATGCAGAACTAGTCTGGGCTTGTGTAAGTCCAAGATCAGCGGCTTTCTTTTTCAAGTCTTGAAGTGTGATCTGTTCTGCGTACTTGGCCTCGACCTGCGCTTTTTGCGCTTGTGCAGTTGCCAATGCAGCATCAGCGGCTGCTTTCTCTGGCGCGTTGGTGGCCGTGGCCTGAGCTGTTTTAGCATCTGCCACAGCTTTGTCAGCTTTTGCAATGGCCTCAGTCAATGCGGCTGGAGCTTTAGATTCTTCTCTAATTGTTGACAATGCTTTATCAACATTTTCTAGCAATTGTTTTCCACCTGGAAGAATAGCGGTCATAACACCAACTATTGCTTGAGCACCATCTGGATTAAGTTCAATTAACTGTAGAGAATTTTCAGTTGCTTTGGCATCTTGCTCACGACCTGAATTGCGAAATGCGGTTGCCTGATCTTTTAGCAGATTTTTTGCAATATCAACTTGACCAGACTTTACTGCGGAATAAACTTGAGCTGCATTCCGAAGTGAACTTTGTTGTTGTTCTGCTGTAAGCATCTCAAAAGATTTACGCACGCTTTCGGCCTGATCTTTTGGTAAAAAAGGTGTAACACGTGCATAGTCTGCGGCTGTCGCATTAGGATTATTGAACAAAGCTGTGAGTTCTGTTTGCGCTGTCTTTGCCTTTTCGCGTGCCTGTGCTTGTGCTTGTGCCTCTGCACCAGCTGCGCCAATTTTGAAGCCACTAAGTACAGCCTCGAATGGGCTTTGCACATCGACTGCGTAGTTGATGGGTGCTTGGAATGGATTGATTGCCATGTTTTTTTTCCTCAGACCTTGCTGTAGTTGACCATCAAATAGCCACCAGATTCAGACACAGCGTCCGGATACATGCCTTGCACTTCTTGTGCCATAAGGCCAATTTGACGACCACCACCCCAGATGTAATCAAACTCGTAGACGTTTAATCCATCAGGTCGTGTGCTGATTTTCTTGATGTTTTTCTTTAAACGACGGTCACTAAAAAGATTACCAAATCCTGGTGTTCCAACAGATTTTCCACCACCTGCCCCCATTTGCATACCAAGGAATTGAGCTGGCAGATTGAAGAGCTGGCCATAGGCTTTGGCCTCGCCAAGTTCGCCACCGGCTAATGCTGCGCCTTGCTGAGATAGCAAATTGGCCACGTTGGTGCCTGTTTGCAATCCTGCCGATCCAGTACCAGCTGCTGAAGACTGACCGATCTGGGCTAAGTTCTGTTGCGTGACACGACCAATGTCGGCCATGCCACCCAATCGACCATATTGTCTTTCAATCTCTTGTTGCAACATTTGTGGTCTGAATTGGCTAAGTGCGGCTTGGATGTTGCCACCACGCAAGCCACCAGTGGCCGATGCACGCTGAAGCAATGCTTCTTCACCAGCTTGAACTTGTGCTTGGTAGCCAGCACCGCCTTCAATGCCTGCAATGGCCGCACGTTGAGCCTCTGGGCCACGCAGTCCAAGCAATGCCTGCTGTTGTTCAAGTGCTGGCGCTCCTGCTTGCGCATATGGTTGCAGTCCTGCAAGTGCAGGAACTCCTGCCTCTGTGTAAGGTTTGAGCAATTCACGCATGGCTTCAAATTGCCTGCGCTGTTCTTCAATGCCTGCTTGTGCTGCGCCAGATTGAATGGCTGCGGCATCACCAGCTGCGCTGGCCTGCATTGAACTTCCAACAAGTTGGGTTCCACCAACAACTAGGGCTGTGACTGGATCAGGCATTGCCGAACTCCTTCATGTAATCTTCAAATTTCTCGCCATATAACTCCATGACCAGATGAGCATTCTTTGTGGCAAAGCCTGGGCCATGCGTAAGCGATACGGCCATCAAGATCAGGTCGTAGTAGCCTGCACGCCAGACGAATGATCTGGCATCAGCTTCGCCTGCACGTTCTGCTTGGTCGGAGGCTTGCCACTTCATGATTGCTGTTGCCAGCAATGGCACGAGGTGGTGGCTGTTTGTGATAAAAAATTGGTTTTGATGCATTCCAACCATTGTGTTCCAAATGGTCGCATTCAGGTCTTTGCGCTCAACCGTGTCGCCATCGGCAATATCGTCAAACACCTGAATGGCATCGTAAACCATAACGAGCCATTCCACGACTGGCGTAGGCAACATGAAAACCCTTTGCAGGTTCTCCTTGAGCCATTCGATACCAATCATGTGCAACTCCTGTTCATGGTGAGCTGCTGGTGGCCCGATAGACTCAGCGCCTTTATTTTCCCACATTTTGGCATTTGGTCAATCTTCCATTTCAAATTCACGCTCATCCCATGCCTGGCAGACGCGAAGGTCGTGGCAGATGAACTCAAATTTGGTGCAGTAACCACGGAAACCAGCATCGGTGTCCCAGTTGTTGCGGGGAATGCGCTCCATCTTGGCCTGCGTCATGGTGCTGTTGTCGTAGTACTCGCAGTTGGAGCATCGACGACGACGAGCTTCTTTTTCGTCCACTTGCATGGCTTTGCCAACAGCAATCCAGTAGGTTTTGTTGGCTGTTGGCTCGTTGGATGGATTCTCAGGGCCAAGCATCCAGTCGTCAATGGCGATCTGGGTGTTCTTCTTGTTTTCTGCTGTAGTGATGAATTCTTCCTCCATCGGCAAGCCCATAAAGCCCTTGGGCATCATCATGAATTTGTCCATGCTGTTCTCCTTGATTAAGTGATTTCGCGGCCAGATGCGCGGATTGTGAGCGATGTTGCTGCGCTTGCAATGGTGCTGATGAAGCTACCGGACTCAAGCGCTTGGCCAACCAGCTCTGGGCAGGTATAGGTCTCATCAGGTGCAATAGCTCTGGTGTCCATAATCAAGTTGGACGTGCCAGGACTGCCACCACTTGTCACCAAGTTGACGCTGATCGTCACATTGCCTGCGCTAGTGTTGGTGATCGTGAACTTGTCAATGATCGCCTTACAGTTCACTGCTGTGTACTGCGTGGTCTGAGAGTTTTCAGCCTGCTTTGGTGGGATAAGCACCTTGATTGATACGGTCATTTCATTCTCCTTATGTGGCTTCGCCACCGCTTGCGATGATGGTCAGGCCAGCAGATGCCGCCTGAATCTGGATTGTGTCACCTGCGTTCAGCACCTCAATGCCGTTATATTGCAAAGTGTTGTTACCTGGTACTGGCACATCGTAGAGGAATGCATTTCCAGTGCCTGCCGATCCTGCGGATGGAACCAAAAACACGCGAACATTGATGGCCGCTGCCGTGGTGTTGGCCATACTTAATTCTTTGAGCAGCGTGCGAGTGCTGGCCGGTACTGTGTACAGCGTGGTCACTCCTGTGGTGATGGCCGCTTGGCCAAGTTTTGCTGGTGTGATTACATCGAAAGCCATGTGAGCACCTGATTAGATCGCACTGAGGCGGTTTGGTTTGCATAAGGCAGGATGCCATTCACATCATGCGCCAGTTCGATATTGTTACGCACAGGAGCCAATGCAAGCAAGTCAAGTGCTTGCGCCAATCGAGGAATGGCATCCAATGCCTGCTGCACTTTGGCATTGAGAACAGCATCCTCGACTGCGGTGTCTTGTGCTAGTGCACTAAGCTGTGCAAGTGCCTCGTTTGCCGTGGCCGCTGCCGTGTCTGCTTGATACTCGAAGTCTGTGCCGACAATCACCTGCAACTCGTCGACTGTGGAAAAAAGCAATTCAAACTGCCTGATTTGTTGCTGATCAGTCAGGAATGCCGCGAGTTGGTCTCGCGTCAAATTAAGTCTTCGGGAAACTGGTGCGGTTGCCATCAGAATGCCAATGCCTCAATCTGGGCTTCAAGACGAATGAACGAAACGTGGGCATCGCTGTCTCCACGGAATCGCTGAATGCGCCAGTTGCGCATGTGGCCTTGTTGAAACCATGCCAAGCGCTTGGCTGTGTTGCCTATCGTGCCCACGCTGATGTAGCGATCTTGGCTCCAAGATTTTCCATCCACGCTGTAGCTGGTGCTGATCTGTGGATTTGTTCCCAATTCCACACTTCCTGTCAAGCTGACTAGCTCCAGCTCATTGAAGATTGCGCCATTGCTTTCGTTGTAGACAATGAGCGTGCCAAATTCCCAGCGTACTTGCTGGCTCCAGTGGTGGCCAGTATCTTGCACAAAGTAACCAATAGAGCTGGATTGAGGGTCGCCAACCAACCACTTGTCATAAGCCCAGACAAAATTGCGTGCGCGGTACTGCGAAAAGTCGACAACACTGGTGGTTAGCGTAAACCATACCTGCTCGCCAAGTGCTTCAGATGCGGATGCATCGTAGACGATTGTGCGGTCTGGCAGGTGCACATAGAGGTGCTGATGATTCTTGTCGTTGCGTGCTTCGAGCTTGACCGTGGCCAGTTGTTCTTCTGTGTATATCAGAAGAAGATTGTCGATTTCTTGAGTACTGATCTTTTGTGTGGTTGCTGCCGCACCAATATAGATGCCTGGCGCTTCATTGCGGCCACCACCCAAAAATGCGATGCGCTCGATGTAGACGCAGCATGCAAATGTGCCGATTACACCCTTTTGAATCTGAGCGCCATCGATGCGTGCAAATGGGAACAACTCACCACCAACGTTGTCGAACACCTCAATGGTGTTTCTGTTTAGCGCATATACCTCATTGCGAAGTTTGAGCAATGCCACCACAGGGTCTGGATCAACTTCTGAACTACCATACTTCAGAGGATTGACTGCCAGTGGATTAGACAGCTCTGTGACGATCAAAAACTCGCCATCGGTTGTCATGAAGTATCCATCGACCCAGCAGAAGTCAAGCACCACGCCAAGGTCTGGGTCGGTGTTCTGCGTAAGAGTAGATGAAACTGGATTCCAGAAATATAGTCGGCCACCGGATGCAATTCCAAGCAGATCGAAGCTGTAGTCGAATGTCACCAACTCTGTTGTTGGCCCACCAACATCGCCCAGAATCGTCACAGTGCCATTGCTGGCCACGGTCACCAGATTGGTGCCCATAACTCGGTAGCAGATGCCGTTCCAATTGACACCACCACGGTCAATGCCTGGACCTGTTCCATTGGCCACAATGCCATCACCTGGGCGCAGGAATCCATTGCTGATGCCAGACTGCTTTGGCACTGGCATCATGTTCACAGGATAGGCTGTGCGTAGCTCTGGCGTGTTGTCAGCGTAGATGCCGTTTAGGATTGGGATTTGCATGGCTTACCACTTGACCTTGTTGGCCCAGTATGCTGCGCTCATTTTGCCTTTGGCAATGTTCTCAGCATGTCTGGCCTTGAATGATTCTCGACGAGCCTCGGATGCCTTTGACTCGCCTTCCTTCTTTGGAGACCCAGACACGCCCTGCTGACCAAAGCGAATTGTCTTCACTTGGTCACCAGCCTTGGCCACAACAACGTGGCTTTTGGTCGGATGCGATGGCGTGCGCTTAGGCTTGTTATAGCCTTCCACACCAACGCGAGCAAGGCGAGTGTCTTTGGTGGCCATGTTAGAAGTTAATGTGAAGTTTGAAGGCTTCCAAGATAACTACATTGTTTGCTGCCGCAGGCTGTGCGGTGAAAGCAAACGTCTGGTCTTGCGTTGCATCTACGGTCAGAACCACATTTGCGCCTGTTGACAAGCCGTGGCCAACTTGGTTGACTGCATTACTTATGATCTGAGAGCTTCCACGGTTGCACATGAGCTTCTGAGCACAGGCACTCGCATTGTTTGCTGCACTAACTGCCATCAAAACACCACCGCCATATGTCATTCCAATATTCTTGGCTGTTGCGCTGTTGGTCAATGTGTACAGCGCATCGATCTCCATGCCGCCTCCAACACCCATTGACCATCCTGGCACTGTGACAGATGCCAGTGTGACCGCTGTGTTGGCCACAGCGACGACTGCGGTGCCATACCAGACCAAGGCAGTCTGTGTTCCAGACTGTGTGCCACTGGTCGTAATGGCTGTACCGCCTGATGATGCAGACACAGTAAAAGTGTTGTCAGACAAAACAGTTTTGACGTAGTAGGTCGTTCCAGCGGACAAGCCTGTTGGCAATGCACCAGTGGTCGTAAATCGAATCGTGTCATTTGCAGAAAGACCGTGGTTTGTCCAAGTAACCACGCCAGGTGCAGCGATGCTGATCGTCACTGTGGAATCAATGTAAGGCAAATCAACGGTAACAGCTGTGCCAGTGGTGTCGGTGTCAAGGTCAGTGACTTCGTAGAAGCCATTTGTGCCAGTGCCGCCAGTCCATGTCACATAAACATCTTCACCAACTGCCACGGCAGCTGTCAGTCCATGAGCGCCAGCGCTATTTAGGCGGACATTGCCAGAGTCGTCATCATAAGTGAGGGTAATGAACGTGGCAGCAGGCTCAACCAAACTAATTGCCTCTAGATTGCCAATCACTAAAGCAGGAAAACTGCGAAGTTGAGGCTGTGCGCCAATGCTGTACTCAACCTGTGCGTTGCGGCTTGAAATGCGCATCACACGATCTTGGGTGTAAGGGCCAAAGGTTTTGGCTGCATTGAACAGGCTTCCAATGGTGGTGTAAATCCACGACTGGCCTGGGTAGGCAGTTTGCAACTGGACAGTGGTTGGCTCGTTGCCAGTGCTGCCAATGCTGATCAATTGGCCTGCTGGAATTGGCAGATCAATCTCGCTTGTGGGTGGTGCTGGTTGAATGAACATGATAGTGACTCCTAAAAATTAAGCAATGCGATACCAGCTGTTGGTGGCTTGGTAGAAGCGCATGGTGAAGAACGCATTGGCTGCCAATGTTGTTGGTGCACCAAATGCATTAGCCGCGCCATTGACCGCCAGCGTGAAGCTGGTGATGATCTGGGTGGTGGTGATCAGCACTTGAGTGCCGTCTGGCACGCCAGTGTTCAGTGGCAGAGTAACTGTACCTGCGGCCAGTGTGCCAGCAGGCTGAATGACCATCCACTGCTGTTCGCTGGTTGGAGTTGGCACTGTGATGTTGAAGCCAGTGCCTGGTGTGTAGAGGTTTGTGGCCACCGTTGGAGCCGCAAATGTCTGCTCAAAATATTGCAGCAATTGCGAGATCGAAACCTTCCGAGCGTCACCATTGTTGGAGACATAAACCGGAAGCAGATCACCGCCAGAGACTTGGCTGATGCCCGATAGTTGATTGATGGTTGGCATGATTGTGTTTCCTCAGTTGAATTCGAGTGGGCCGTCTTGACCAGCCAAGACTGGATCGTAGGGTCGACGCAAGAATGGGTTGTCGTAGACGCGCCAAGGCTTGTTGCCTGCACCTGCTGGCATTGTGCCTGGCAGTTGTTGCTCCATTGGCATGGCTGCACGTGACAGGAGTGTGTTGTACGACTCTTTGGCTGTCATCTTGGTGTCAGGCATGACCTGCTTGCCATAGCTTGGTGCTAGTTTGATAGCCAAGTTTGTGTAGATGGCCTCATTCGAGCTGTCTGGCACATTGGTCTGCTCATCTAGATCGCTGTCTTGTGGGCTGGATGGCAGTGGGTAGCCCAAACGAATGCCAAGGGCATTCCATGCTGCAATCATGGTGTCAAGTCTGCGCAGAGCAGATTGTTGCTGCTCTGGTGTCAGATCAAATACGTAGGAGGCAAGGCCAATTTCCTCGAAGGCCTGTGTGACGAATTGGCGCTTTGTCCATCCCATGTCATTCTCCTGTGTTCTCAGACAATCTGTCTTGGATCAATTGTCCCAGTTTTTTGTCTTTTGTGCGACCATCAAAACGAATTCCGAGTTCTGTGGCTTTTGCCTCAAGTTCCTCGCGGGTTGGCAATGCATCGTCTTCTGGCACGATTTCCCGTGCTTGTGCTGCCTGTGCTTCTGCCTCAGCCTGCTCACGAAGCAATCGGTGGTTGATGCCGTCGATTGGCTTAGAGGGCTTGCGCACCTTGACAGGCTTTTTGTTCTTTGAGTATCTTGGCGTGAGGATGATGTCCTGCATCATTTGGCCTTTCTTTTCATGGGCTTTGCTGTTTTCGCAGCGGCTTTGAAGGCTGCGGCTGTAGGTGCGCCCTTTGTGCCAGGCTTGCGCATGCGCTCAGGCGTTTTGCCTGCGGCCTTCTGGTCTGCAATGCGCTCACGCTTGGCGTGAATGTTGGCGTATAGACCGGCCTTCATTTCATGGCCTTCTTGGGCGCTTTGCTGGGCTTGCCTGCTGCCTTGGCTGCTTTGGTGGCTACATTCAATGCGATGGCCACAGCCTGCTTCATTGGCTTGCCGGACTTCTTTTCCATCTTGATGTTCTTTCCGATGGATTTGCTCGAATAACCTTTTGTCAATGGCATGGTGATCTCCTATTGGAAAAGGGGGGCCGAAGCCCCCCAGTTTTTTGGCCAGATTACTGGTTGAACAACAAGATGCCAGACATCTCGGGGTTCTTGTTGACCACACCGAACAGCGTGTCCATACGATACTTGATCGTCATGCTGTTGATGTCGTACCACTTTTGCAAGACCAACTCAATGCCTTGGTCTGTGCTTGCACGCATCACTGCGACACCAGCATCAGAGGGCACTGCGTAACGGCCAGGCAAGATTTCCAAGGAATCACGCTGCCAGAACACGTTCACAGAAGCTGCGTTGACGTTCAAGAAGGTGATGGCGGCTGCATCGGCTGCGATGGCAACTTCCACGTTCTTGTACTGCAACTGAGCGTCTGTTGGGCCTGTGCCACCGATGGTTTGAGCGCCAATGATAGGAGGCGTGATAACCATTTGTGTGCTGTTGGTCACTGAGACAACACGGAAAGTCTTCAACTGACCAGTGCTTTGCTTGGTGATGTGGTGCACAGCGTAGACTTCAGCGATCTTGAATGCATCGCCAGCAGCAATGCCGGTGGTGCTGTTCACGGTCACGGTCTGGAAGCGGTTGTCCACGTTGATCTGGCCGCCCACAGCTGTGGAAGTGGCTTGAGGAGCGTAGTTCGCTTGTGTGTTGGAGCCGTTTGTGTCGATGGTCTTGCTAGTGCCAGCAGCAGCTGCCAAGCGGTTTGCGTAGTCCATCTTGTAGGTGTCGAAGCCTGCGACCATGCCAACGTAGTTGCGCTCGTATGCCTTGTCAGACTTGGCATTACCGAACGAACGGCTGGCTTGAGACAAGTTACCGGCCAGACCGTTGTAGTCACGGCTAGACAAAGCCATGAAACGATCGTAGTCAGGAACGCCTTGCTCGTTCATGATGGTGTCGCACAAAGAGACATCGTCATAATCACCAGCAGCAGCAGCGATAGGCACAACCAAAGAGCCGAGGTTTGCAGCGGAGCTCATGATGGCAACGTTGATGTCAGAGGCCAGCTTTTGCTTGGCGCTCTCACCCAGACGGCCTTCTTGCAACGCATCGCGCAACTCAAGGGCAGTCATTTCCCAAGGCACAGTCTGGCTGTAGCCCAAGGTGGCGGGGACGGCCAACTGAGTCATGCCTTGATATTGGCCAGCAATGCTATTGCCAGGAGTGCTGGAAATAGATTGTGCAATGTAAGGCTGGGGACGCCAGATGGTGTTGTTGGCGCGTTCCATCATTGTCTGATCTGTGTTGTAGATGTTGACATGACGTGACAAAACCAATGCGTCTTGGAAGCCTTCGAGGAGGTCTTCAAAGGCAACGCGTTCTTCTTTTGAGAAACTGTTAGACATAATATTTCCTTAAAAAATCATTTTGATGAAGCTGCTCGCTTCTGCGCCTTGTACTGCACGACTTTCGTCATGTTGCCAGTACGAGCCGCTTCTTCTCGCAGCCGTTCGAGGGTTGAGTCCACCGCCCCAGATACTCGGCCAGTTCCTGACACGATTCTCTCGGGTGGCGGGGCTGCCTTACGGTTTGTAACTTTCAATTCTTTCTCCAGTTTTGCTACCGCGAAGGCAAACTTTACAGGGTCTTTAATGTCGGACAGCTCTTTGGCCTTCTTTGGGTTCTTACCGAGCGCGTAGATGACGAGCGCAGGATTATCTGCACCTTGGAGCACCACGCCTTGCTGGGTGATGTTGAACAACTCTTGGGCCACGGCCTCAGCGTCTTCAAAATCTTTGACTCTCAACTCGGCTTTCGCCTTGCCGTAGCCATCCAGTTTGGCTTGCCATGCTTTTTGCTGATTCATAACTTCAGCTTCTTGCTTGGCTGCGGCTTCATCGGCTTGTCGCTTGCGATCAAACCAATTGGCCAGTGCTGCCTCAAATTTGTCAGCGTCATAGTCATGTTCTTCAAGGCTTGGCTTCTTGCCTAGCACGACCGGCTTGGTCTCAGTCTGTGCGGTGCTTTGCAGCTTTCCTTGCAGTTCACGGTTTTGCCGTTGCAATTCTCTGTTCGTCTTACGCAGCTCGCGTACCCATTCAGGCGCGTGAGTCTGTTCTTCGGGAGGTGGCGCTTCCTCACCAATGGATACGATCACCTCGTCGCTGTCGCCTTCGTTGCTTTCGGTATCTTGGTCTTCGCCTTGGTCACCAATGGATTTTTGCTCATCGGTGGTTTGCTCAGTGCTCTGATCATCGTCCTCAACAACAATGGTGTCATCGTCTTGGTTTTCTTCTCCTGATACTGCCTTTGTGTTCATCTTCTGACCCCATCAAACTCACCCATTAGAACGGCTGGGTGGATGCCGTTTATCACATTCTCGCGCTTTTTCGTTCATCTTACAACTGGTTGAACGATCTGGCCTTGCAAAATTTGTTGGACTGCCTCTGCATTTGTGAGCGCCATGTTCTGTGCAGTCTCATCGACCTTGCCCAGAGTCTCCAGTGTTTGAGCGCGTTTAAGTTCTGCGCTGGCCACGGTTTCGACGGTATCGGCTCGGGCTTTGGCTG